CTAACATCTCCAGAAGCGTCTGTTGCTGTTATGTCGGCTATTTTCAAGCCTGTGACATCTCTAACATTTCCGCTTCCGCTGTCTGTTGGGTTCATACTTTCTATGTTTAACCCATTAAAATCGCCTATTCCACCAATTAATTCAGCAGTCATATTAAAAGATAACGAATTAACCGTGTCTGTGCCAAATATTAATCTAGTAGTGTTGTCTGTAAAATCCCCTATTCTGCCTTGAAAGAAATTTGATGCTGTTACCTCGTCGCCAGTTATATTATTAGCGTCAAAGTTTTTAGCACCCAAATCAACATCTCCAGTAGCTCCTGTATAAGGGACAAATCCAGATAAGTCAGAGTCACTAAGTATTGCATCTAGGTCCTCGGTAAAAGGATTATACACATATTTTACCATTATGACCAACTACCAATGTTGGTCAGATTATCTATAGTATAAGTAAGCACTTGAACATAAGAACCTGCACCAATAAATTTAACTATACTTCCGATACTACTACCTGTAGTTATACCGGTTGCTGTACCTGAGGACATATAAATTAAATTAGTTAATGCATTGTTTTTATTATTGTCTATTGGTGATGTTTCTACTATTGATATATTACCACTCTGCACATATATAGAATCAACTTGCGCGCTCACTGAGCCAATATTGATGGTTGCGCCTGATATATCTACTAATAGTCTATTATCGCTCGTTACACCGGCCAGATAGCCTTCTCCGGTGCCGTCTATGATTGCTTCCGGCATCCTATAACCCCATAACAACCTTGCATGCCATTGTCAGAAGGGTTACTAATATTGCTGCTGAGATGCCTAGTTGCCATCGGTTTAATTGTTTTAACCATTTCACATCTACGCCCATTATTGTCATATTATGATTTAGAATATTAATTAATTTATCCTGATTGACTTTAAAGTCTTTAAAATCTCTTGCATCTACATATTGTTCCATTTTTTTATTTTCTGTTTTCTTTATAGTTCTTAAGGAAGTACACGATTGGTCCTGCTAACCAAGCGTATTCTGTTGGCACCTGTAGTAAAACTGCAATCGCAAACGGAATCAGCAAATAAGCTGAGTTTTTTGCAGTCTTGATACAACCTGTCCAAGCACTATATTTTATTTTTTTTGCCATTATAAGATTATCAACAGGATTGGTTTGTATTCCTTAGTTAGTTTTGAGAATATCTTATCTGTTTGTGGTTCTATGTACCATACCTTTCCGTATTTGTCTATAAAAATATTGAATGCATGGGATGTACTCAGCACCACACCAAACGATAAAGATGGGTATTTGCTTTTAACCTTAGCCGACAATCTAAACGCATAATTATCACAATCATAATACTTTCCAGATAACTTGAAGTTTGTAAGGTCCTTAAACAATATCTTTTGCATGTCTGTTAAACTACAAGATTTGTATTTCGTATCTAGGACGAAATGTCTTGCTGGATTTAAAATCTTTCTGTCTATTTTTGGCAACGCTTTCTTTACTTTGTCCAATTCTATCCCTGTTAGTGTTGCCTTCGATCTAAAGTATTCTATTATTTTATTTATCATTTAATCTCCTTGTTTAACTTGGCGCTTATTTCAGCTAGCAATATGGTATTCATCACAAATGCACACTCATTAACTTCTTCGCTTTCTTTGTCTGGAGCATGTTTCCACATCTTAACATTAAACTTGCAATCCTCACATTTTTTATCAAATGGGCACTTCATTTTATCCTCATTATCCACACTACGTTGTAGTATTTAGGTCTATTCTCTGTATTTGATGCTGCACCTGTAGTTCCTGACACTGTAAATGAATCCGAAAAGCTATGGGTGTGGTCTGCTACAATGTCGGTGTCCGGCCCACTACTATTATGCGCCCACAATCCTGTCGTTCCACCAGGGGCATCTGTCCTCTGTATATTCTCTAACTCATGGTCATGTGACCCTCCAGCCCCAGTCGTTCCAGATGCTGTTGCTGAATCGGAAAAACTATGCGTATGGGCCATTGTGTCGCTACCACCCGTTCCACCACTTGTAGAGTCACCTCTCAAAAATTCGCCGCCGTTTAAATCTGGAAGTGTTTCTCCATCATATACAGAATCGCCATCTGACAAAAGCGAACCATCACATTCTACCCAACCGGTTGGAAGTGTTTGCGGGGTCCCAGTAAAAGATTTTAACCATGCCACGATTGCACCGACTGGTGACATCACCGATTGTAATGTATCTGGGACAACCGCTCTAGCTGTATCTGTGCCAGTCTGAACTTCATCCTCTGTTGCGATTTCTATAACTCCTTGTTTTGTTGTACTAGCGATTGGGGAACTTATTGAACTACCTGCGAATACTAAGGACGTACCGCTTGCTATAGAATCTGCCTGAGTTATAGAATTAAGCCTATCTACAATTGGATTAAGACCACTAGCGCCAAGGGCACTGCCGGCCATTGTCCCAGCTGAGAATTGGGTTCCCGATGTGTATTGTGAAAATAATTCTGCCATAATATTACTTGGTAATTAGCTTTATATAAATTGAGTTATTAAATATACATAATTATATGAAAAACTTATATGTCTGTTGAACTTGCAATTCTTGTTCTCCATCAAACACTAAACTTCCCGTTAGTACATTTCTGCTTGACATGGCCCCTCCTGTGCCTGAATTAAATACTCCTACTTCTCTCACAGTTGCTCCAGATATGTCTGTCGGTGACCAATTTGCTATAAATAACACTTCTTCATTTGTAGCATAGCTTACTGTGTCTATTTGATTTCTTTCTACTTCACTGCCCAATGTTGTCTGTCCGCTAGCAAAAGTCAATCCTGACGTCCCTATGGCGATATGAGTGGGGTACACCACCGAACCTCCGGCTGCTGCTGCAAATACGTTCAATCCTGCTGTAGTTATTCCTCCCATTTTTTACCTCCCATTATATGTTTAAGACTACGCTTCCTCCTTGCCACGGCCCCAATAATGATGATGGGCTATCAAATACATCATGACCAGTAACATTAAAATAAAATCCACTACCTATTCCTGTACTTATCAGTGTTGTAGTTCCAGATATACCAACGCTTCCTGTGAATAGCTCAAGATTCGTGATACTGGACTCTACTTCGGCTGTTTCTAGCTGTCTTAACCTTATTTCGTGCTGTGTGAATAGGTCAACAATGCTATTAACTTTCTTACTAACCGTAACATCAAGAGCTGATTCGTTCAGATTATCTTCTTTATTAAAATTATAATTGGCTCTAATCATTGTATATGTTTGTGACGATTGGCCTTGACTCGGTATATCTACTACTGCAGTTTCTCCGGGATTAACGTTTACTATACCTTTTAGTCTCATGTCCCCCCTGGTCTTTGGATCCTTGTTCTCTGCTATAAATGCCGAGGCCACATCACTGGCCTCATCTAGGTCTTTAATGTTTTTATCAATTATCTCCTTATTTTTCTTACCATAATTTGTTATGCTAGAATTATCTACCAATGTTTTAATCAATGGAGTACTCTGGTCATAGTCAATAATTACAACTGAACCTGTTGAAAGTGTGTTGTCGCCCGCCGTTGTTCCACTCGTTAGAACTATTTCACTATTCGGAAAATCTACCAGATATTTGGCATTATTTGTTGCTGGATCGTTTACAAAGATAACACCACCTGGTTGATATAATGTATTTGTAGCGCCACTAAGTATTACACTCGTATTATATGGCTTTGAGTCTAACTTGTAGACCGAGCCAGTATTGTCTACTCCAGTTGTGAATATTTGTTGCGCGGCGGTTAGTTGTCTGTCTCCCACCACTTTAACACTATTAAATATATCGTCATCTGATTGTGTAAAAGACGCCTTTAGAACGTTTGTGTTATCGAACGTTTCCCCGGAACTAACGGCCGCCTGTTCTTTAAAATTCAAGTCTTTGTCTTCATCTACATAAAAGAAATACCCAGAAATCTGTGCAATCTTTCTAAAACAATCAAACAAAGCCAGCCCATTAAATGTAATCTTGTCTATTGTTGTACTAGTAGTATTGACGTTATTGGTTGTGATACCCGTTCCATTTAGATTCTGTCGAACCAATGCTTTGATTATTTCACTCGCCTCTGTATTTTTAAAGATTCTAGGCTCTGCTATAATATCTTGCAATATGGCTCCATAATCTCTACCACTTAATTTTAATCTCTGGTTTGTGCCAGTTCCTATAAACTTAATGTCCTCTATTATACCACGGAATACTTTTGTTGTAGGTGTCCCAGTTGTTATGTCCGCTTTGATTACTACATCTTCGTTTAATGTAAATGTGTTATTATACTTTCCATAGATATTATCAAAATTACATTCAAAGCTACTTGTGGAATTAAACTCACTAACTACCTTTCTTACTGCCGTTCTGGTAGTATCATCATAATCTACTGAATTTATTGTGATGATATTTTTAATCATAGTCGTATAACCCTTTTAATTTCCTGCCCAAGTGCCTCGGCTACTGCGTCCGGATCCATACCATTTACATTTTCTATATGGATATTCATTCCTCCACCCATTGAATTAGGATTTTTCGTACCTATTATTGTATCTTGTGGGCTTGGCTTGATTATATCTCCGTTAGGTCTAAGTATAAAATCATTAAGATATATCACGTCTGGAGAACTACTACTCGGATTTAAACTAATTGTTCCACCTCCACTACTTCCGGACCCTCCTGACGAACCACCAGACCCAGAGCTAGAACCCGAACTAGAGCCTGAACTAGAACTGGGAGTATTAAGATTATCTCCAATTTGTGAGGCACTTGCAGCCTCATTTTTTAATTTTTTGAACCATGAAATCAATGCAATGACTGCTATTGTTACTGCCGCTACGGCTGCGGCGATTGCCAAGACGGTTCCAGTAATTGGTAGTGATGCTGCAGACAACATCCCAAACCCTGCCGCTAGTGATGGTAGCATTGCAACCAAGATAAGCAATGGTCCAACAACTATTGCCAATGCGCTTCCGATAGCTAACGCAGCCACAGCAAACTTAGTAAGAGTTGGATGTTTTTCTAACCACCCTATTGCTCCTCCGAGTACATCGATTAATTTTATAAATGTGGGTATAAGTACCTGCCCCATATCATCTTGGAGTGCTGAGAATTTGTTCTTTAGAATTGTTACTTGTGATTCTGTTGTCGCGTATCTTTTATTCGCTTCCTCTACCGCAGCAGTATTTTCTTCCCAAAAACCAGTCCCACTATCTAATGTTTCCGACACTAAATCTCCCGCGTTCGCTAACGATAAGAATGAACGAACTAATCTTTGGTCTTCTAGCCCCAAATCTTGTAGTGTAACTATAGCATCATCTCCCTGTCTGCCTAGCCCCAATACAAATTGTTCAAATGCCTCTGCCGCATCTTGCTTCCATAGTTTAGCAAACTCGGCCGATGATTTACCTGCGGTTTCTGCGAATATTTCTAATTTATCACTACTTGTTGTAACCGCCGTATTTATTCCAATTAATACCTTCTGTGCTGCCGTACCACCAGCTTCTGCTTGTACACCAACCGAACTAAATGCCGCACCTATTGCCAATATATCCGAAGTTGCCAGTCCTGCTATATTACCCGCACCTGCTATTCTTTGGGCGAAAGTTACTATTTCTGCTTCAGTTGTGGCGAAATTATTACCCAACCCTACTACTGTAGATGCCATTCTATCTACATTATCGATTGGTTCTTGCATAACATTTGCAATTCGCGCGAACGAAGTAGCCGCTTCTTCTGCGGTTAGATTTGTTGTCACGGCAATTCCAGCTATTGTTTCTGTAAATTTGACAATATTATCGACACCCTCAACACCTAACTGACCAGCTATTTCACCGATAGCGCTTAACTCCTCGAATGTTATTGGGGTTACTTTAGTTAAATCCTTAAACTCTTGACGTAATTTGGCAAATTCCTTCTCTGTTAGCTCTACTGTTTTTCTAACCCCAGTAAACGCAGTCTCAAAACTAGTAGCAGTATTTATCAATCCCCTTGATACCGCCAACCCAGCCACGCCTAGTGCTGTTATAGCCACACCAGTAGCCGCCATTGTCTTATTCACTCCGGCAAACACTGTAGAAAAGTTATCTACTGCCTGTATAACAATAGAAACAACTGCGCCACCTGCCGCTCCTGCCATAAATCCGTTAACCATTATTTTCTACGTTTCATTTTTCTAGCCTCCGCTCGTTTCTTCTTCTCAATGATGTTCGCTTCATCTATAAGAAGATTAATCTCTGGATAGGTTAGACTTGGAATATTAAAAAAACTATATCCTCTCTTATGCAAGAACCAACTTAGTTGGCGCTCGGAGATATACTTTTTTTTTTAGATTCTTCAATCATAGCCTTAACAGTAGAGTTCTGCATTTCCTCTTGAGATGAATCTGTACTCATACTCAATAATGCCATTTTGATAGCTCCATATAAAGTTGGTTTAATAAAATTAAATTCTTCTTCGGTATACTCTGGATTTACCAAATGAGTTCTTACTATTTCGTCTTCACTATCTGGACAAGTCATAAGTTTCTGTAAATCTCCTTTTGTCAGTGGGGTCATCTTCATACTAGGCTTACCTTCGGCTAACTCTAGCGTTACATCTACTGGTAACAACTTACCTTCTGTGTCTCTTTGTATAAGACTTTTTGTTTTTTCTAAATATTCCATTTTGCCTCCTTTCAACTTGTGCCTTTCGGCCGAGGCTTAAATTAACGCCTCGAAATAAAATTTGTATTTCTTATCCTAACTAAAACGGATTATATGAACCGATTACTAGTGGATTCGTCCAATCTGCCATACTTAAACTTCCGGCTGATATTACAAAAGTGGTCTCATTAATACCTTCATCGGTACTTGGTAGATCCATACTTGTAATTCTGGCCCCGCTTACTGTGAATGTAGCATGTTGCGAACCTGTTGTGTCTGCGTCCATATCAAAAACATAGTTTAGCTCACTTCCACCCTTGTAGTATTGGCTATATAACATTTTTGCGAAGTCTGTGCTCAAATCTGCTGTAGTTGAAAGCTCATACGTTCTGTTACCCAAGAACGGTTCGCCAATTGCTCTAGACCCATTCAAATAATGCGGCCCTTTGGCTCCCTGGTCTATAGACAAACTTACATCTTTCGCTGTAGCGATTGAACTTCCTGCTACGGTTAAACTACAATCTGACCACAAATAAGGTCTTTGGCTTGCTACTGTTACTGCTGTAGTTGTTCCTGAACTAAAAGTTAACCCTTGTCCCATCCATTCTGCGTCAACTGCTACTTTTTCTCCTTGAGTCGCCGTTAACGTTACGCTATTTAAAACGCATCCGTTTACAGTTCGTATAAAGTTCGCTCCAGTTCCAGCCGCTTGCTTAGAATCCTCTAAAGTAAAACTATAAGGAGTATTTAAGTCGTTCCCAGTTCCTGATGTGAATGGATTTTGATTGACGCTAGTTCCAATTTCTACTGCTTTGTGTACTCCGGCCGCTTCGCTTACAGATCCAATAGAATGAGCAATTAAGTTCATGTCTACAGGGTTATAAGTTACGGTTCCAGTTACATCGTTTGGTCCACGCTCATGTCTGGCCACGCTTCGTGAAGCATCTCCCAAGAATCTGTCCTCGATGTAATTTTCTGCATCGTCAATAGAGTTATCGGTGACTTCTCCTAGCCATCTACCAGCTCCGGTTGAGGCAGCATAAGTTCCACTCTCATAGAGCATTACTACTTTGTTTTGGTCGCTTATATATCTTGTTCCCATTTATTTCCTCCTTTTTAATTTAGATATTGAAGAATCTATAAGATAGTTGAATAATCCTTGATTTAGTTCCGCCCTGCCCGGGCTCGTCTACCCTAACTGTAGACCCAATATTAATGTCGTGGAAGTCATTATCTATGCTCCCAGAACTTGTGAATTGCTTATCGCCTAATAAATCTAATATTTCCTGAGCCATCTTGTCTGATTGCGTTACTGATTTGCTCCAAATCCTTACTTCTAATTCAAGCCGCATGTCCATTGTAGTAGTTTGCATGCCGGCCCTTTGCTCCTCGATATTAGTCACCTGAATAACAATCATTGGGTATTTAACTTCTCTTTCTGGGAAGCTGGTCATAACAAATGCGCTAGAATTACCTCTTGACGATGTTAGTGGGTCTGTGACGTTAGAACTGATTAAGCTCTTTAAAAAGAACAATACGTCTCCTATGATAGTTTCTCTACTTGCCATTTTTCTCGCTTGAATATTTAACTGCGCGCTTGCAGTTACTAGTTTAACATAAAAATATTATTTAAAGGTTGATTAGGCATATATACATTAAATCTTATTAATGTTGTTCTGTATAATTTCGACAACCTTCTGCTTTGTTCTAGACTTCGTGTTATTAAAATGTAGTCTAGGCTTAAGACTACCATACCCAAATTCTAATCCCTTCGCATAGGACAGGTCGCTGAATATTATTGCGCCCTCGTCGCCAGAATTAATATCAACACTATTAAGAAATCTACCAGTATCTACCGACTTGGTTTCTGATCGTTGTCCTGCTATACTCATTTTTACCTCGCCCTGCACGTGTATCGCCGCCTGTCTAATCCCCAGTTTTTCTTGTGCAGAAACTTGAAGTTTTTTCTTTTTTAAGTATGCATTTGCGGCTGTAAGCCCAACAACATTAACACCTACACTCATGTTAGACTCCCAGTTAGTCTTCTGATGTACTGCTTCTTATAGATTGATTCGCCTTGTGCCGTATAAAGTAGTCCTCCTTCTGGGATTGTTGTGTATAAATCTCCTATAGGACTACCTATTTGTATGTCTACCAAATATGTGGACCCATTTACTGGGATAGACCCATTCATATAAAGCCTTTGGTCTGTGTCGATTAACTTCCCTTGTTGTAGTAGAACTGACTCATTAGACCCTTCTCTGGCCGTTACGGGCACTACTATTCCACTTGCCCATACCGATGGGGGTGCTATTGTTGCAACTGCCGTACCGCTTGTAGGATCATAGTTACCCGCTGGTAGGTATTCTCCCCCAGCAGAAGTCTGACTACCGGCCATAGCCCATAGATGATGGCCACCTACAGTACCAGAATATACAATTACCCAATCATTAAACCACCTTATTTCATTAAGACCTGAACCATAAGCTACTACCCCCAGGGATGTACCTGATGCGGGGTAAGTTCCTTCTAAGTTAACTGTTAGTTCAGAATTAGAACCTATTATGACTGTATCTGAATCATTTAAGGTAGCTTCATCATCCCATACACTTCCCATTGTAGGATTAAAGTATCTAATCCTTACAGATGTTCCTGCCTTTGCGACAATATTATTTATGCCGGCTTGTAAATTAGAAGAATATGACATTAGCTTAGGCTTCTTACGAAGTTCACTTTACGCCCGATCGCATTTAGTTGTCCTTCTGCTAGCATTCTCCAGGCCTTTGAACTCATTTCCTCGCCCGAGTCCTCAATGCTTAGTTCTGCAAGTGACAACTTTTCTCCGCCCGCTTGTGCCTGTACGAAGTCTATAGTATCTGCTTTAGAAAAATTAACTATTGGCGGTTGGAACTCGTCTTCTATATTATTTGACCCAATTGATTGCCCAACAAAATTCGCGACATGCTGTCTATTCATATCTACTATCTCAACCATATTACCACTTATTCCGGTAGATATATTATTGAAACTTTCTAATATATGCGTCGCTATCGACCCTATTGTATCAAGGGCCATTTAACTAATTAACACCTGAGGTTAATAGTAGACCGTCATCTGTACAACGAAGCGGTATCACTTGAGTTCCACTTATCCCGCATAGCATTGTATATGCTACGGAGTGTGTACCCTCGATTAATCCAGTTGTTGTTCCAGATGCAAAAACTTCTGCTCGTATTTCTGTTGTCATTTGAACCTCCTAATTTAAGCTATTGAACCTAAATGTACCCACTCGCTTCCACCTTGTGCTTCACACATATATAGTTCGCTAGCGTTAGCGTCCCATGCTACATCTGAACCAGTTTGGCCAGTTAGTACTTCGTCTGGAGTTGCACTTACGATAGTGATTCCGCCGATTCCTGTTTCGGAACCAGTCAATCCTCTACCCATACCGTCCACGGCTCCATTTCTGACATTGTCTGTTATTATTGCCATTTGTTTGTTTTTTCTATTTAGTTATGCCTTGCGGCGCGGGGTTTTTGATTTCAGCAGATTTCCCAAAACTGCATAGTAATACTTAACTATTCAACCTTAACTCGAGGTTATTTTCGATATAGCTGCAGTCCTCAATGCTTTCACATCAATTCTTTGCGTTATTACTGCTCCTTCCATATCGAATGTTGGTAGTGTGAAGTTCTCTACTGTCAAATCTCGTCCAATTGCAATTCCGTACGCTTGGGATCTATCAAAGATATATCCGCTTGTTGCCACTGCGTTAGCTCCGGCATTTGTACTGTATCTTGCAACGTTCAAACCAAAAATTGTTCCTACAAATCCTCTATTCAACATCTCTGTGTTTCCCGCCTTATCGGCTTCAACAAAGGTATCGATGTTTCTTAGATCGTTTGCTTGCTCATTACCCAAAAGGTAATCAGTTGGAACGTAGTCGTTGTTTTCAACGTCAAACATAGATTCTGTGATGTTGGCGATTGTTACCGCTGCACCACCTGCAGTTGTTGAATCTGCTGTATCTAACTGTCCTAAGAC